AGCTTAACGCGCCACCCATCTTGCGGCCAGTTCCCTGCCGTCGAGCAATCCATTTATCCGTATAGACACTGGCCCATTTACCAAGATTACTCACTAGATTGTCCCGGCTTGGAAGCTACGCAATATCTCAGCCCCCACGTTAGATTCTGCCGCGCGCTCGGAAGTCGCGTCCTCGTCCATCTGGTCGATGTCAGTCTGCGAATATCCCATCTCCCGCCACAATTGATGCTTGGTAATACCCAGCTCCGATTTGGATTTCAATGTCTCCAAGTGGGCCTGCTCGTTGCGTGTCTCTGGATCGTCCCAAGTTACCTCTGGCCGCACTTCATCAGGGTTCCCGACGGCTGACCCGAACGCGGCTTGAATACGCAGAGCCATTACCACCGCATCCTCCCACGCATTGCCAAAATTAACCATGCGTTGTTTGGCCTTCTGCACCAGTCCAGCCTCGGCGGTTTTCAACGCCTCGCCTGACGGTGCGCCGCCAACTACTTGAAATAGGTGCTGAGGTGTCCGGGTCGTTCCCGCAATGTGCTGTACAAGAGCCTCTAATGCCCGTATGGGGCCGTCAACGGGTGCCGCGTTCCATTGGCCCACCGTCCCCCCGTCGTACTCGCTATGGAATTCTGCGACGCTCCCCGGCATGATGTCCAGCCGACTCGACCCGTGGTTAATGTTGACCGTGTACCTCTGGGGGAATGCCAGCGTGTCCAGAACCATTGTCAGGTCAATTAAGGTCTTATTAAGCAAGTCCTGCATCGGTATCACGTTGATGATCTCAGACTGCCCGAAATCTGACCCCATCGGACGATTGCGGAAATGGATGAATGGAATCCCCAGCGGATCGCCCCGCCTATCCAGCCAAGGAACAGGCCAACCCCCGTCAGTTTCGTCCTGATATTTGGCCCAAACCCCACCGCGCGCGACGTATTTCTCCACCCGATCAGGATAATAAAGATTGAGCCGGGTCTCTGGCTCGTCGCCAATATTGGGATGCTGGAGCCATTTCTTAGAAATCCAGTCAATCTCCCTGCGGGTCTCGTCGTAATGGGGAATGACCATCTCGGCCAGTTGGTGCGTCCACCGGGGCCGCTCATGCAACTCATCCCAATCACATAGCAGGTAGCTGTCCCCTAGCATAACTGTCTCAGTATGGATAACCCCCTGCGTGTAATCCATACGATTCGCTCGCCACAAATCCCAGACCCATTCGCCAACCGATTCATTCTCGATTGCGAACCCCAACACCTTCAACCGCTCGGCTAACGTATCCACTACGACATTCATAAAATTATCGCGGAATTTCAACCGTGGCGGCAAGAACTTCTTTAATCGGTCAGTCAGCGCAACGTCATGGTCGCCGTTGTAGTAATTCCTCGCCACCTCATAATCTGCCCGCCTGTCATCGCTCTGTTGCTGTACCCAGCGCATCAACGACTCAGCGATAGGATTGAGGCCGCCCGTGTTTATCAAAACCATTTTGTCAGCACCCCCGGCTCATTTACTCTGCGCGCATCTTGGACTCACGGATATATATCGGAGTCCCTGCCCCGTTCCACCCACCGATCACATTGAAATCGAACCACTCAACCGCTTCCTCTACGTCCATCCCCTTGGCTTGCAGTACGGCCAGCACCCGCTCAATCGAATAGATAGCCAGAGGCCCATCAGAGTGCCGATAGCCGATGCCCAGTATGCAATCATCATACTCGGAACGTGGTTCCATCAACAGTGCTTCCTCGCTATACTCTGCTAGATATTCTAAGATTTCCATCAGCGTCATCTGTCAGTATCCCAATACCTCGGATCGTTCTCATCCAGTCCTAGCGGATTCTCTGCCGCCGTTCTCCGGGTAGCCCCGATTAACTGATGAATCAGCGGATCGGGCCGTCTGGCTCCCCTCAATCGCATCATTGCCCCCGAGAGCGCGTCAACTTGATCGTCGTGGCCCCCCAGAGGGAACCCCTCAATCTCATCCAGAAACACCGGAATCCAGCCCCCGCGAAGCAATCGGATATTCCCAACCTCTGCTTGGCTACTCACTGGCCCGGCTCGCTCTACCTTGGAGCCTGACGCACGCTGGCCCCTGACCGTAAACTCAGGCAGAATCCGCGTGACGTAATGGTGGATAGTATTTACACCGCTGGCTCCCGGCTCCTGCTCGATTACTACCAGCGTGCCGGGGCCGTCTATCATTGCAGTCTGGCGCACCCGCGCCTCGACTTCTGCCGGGCTTCCACGCATACGCTGGACATCTACCACATAGTATAGACCATCAGCCCCGTAATCAACCCGTATCCCTGCGGTATAGTCCGGGTCAGTGTTCTCCTTGGCCGCCGTTGCCGCCAAATCCCAGAACCTAACCGAACGATTGACAGCCACGGGTAATTCTCCAACGATAGGCAACCATTCCCGTTTGAATAGGTTGCCGTCCTGCCGCGCTGTCCAGTCCCCGTTTAGCAGTTGCTGTCTGGTAACCGGGTCAAGTTGCTCAAGGCTCTGTATGTAGCTCTCAGAGTCAAGGTGTGGATTATCTGCAAGGGTTGCAGGTACAAATATCCGGTCACCGTCAGCGTCCGTCTGGTCAACAAATCGCGACCTGACCCATTCATGCCCGATCCCCCCCGGATTGGATGCTGATCGCATCCTCAACGGGACGTCCGACCCTTCCAGCCGACGTAATCGGCTGAAAAGGTAGCGGTATTGAACCTCCCTGAATTGGGTAAGCTCGTCGAACCCAATGAATTGGAACTCGCTGGATTGGTAGCGATATTCAGCCCCCACCGAATCGAGGTATCCGAACGTTAGATTGGCCCCAGATGGGAACTCCCACCGATGCTGATTAGATGAGAATTGCGTAAAGGTCGGCCTTAGCCATTCATTGGCGCGGGTCATTAGCGCACCGGGTAGAGACAGATCGGCGAACGTCTTTCGAAGCAGGAGCGCAGAATACCCCGGAACGTCCGCATATTGCAGAGCGGCCATCAGTAGAGCATCCGATTTACCACCGCCTGCCGCTCCGCCATACAATGCTTCCCGGACGTCCAGCATTAAGAACGCTAATTGCTTAGGCGTCGGCTTGTGCGGAATATAGGACGTCCACGGCACCGTTAAGTTGTCGTGTAGCGGCTCCCACCCTGATTGCCCCAATCTCTGCCAAGACTTTGAGGGCTTCGGTAACGTCACCAATTTCTATATTCACCACCTCATGTTGGATAGGCACCCCATTGCCACCGTGTTCCACCTGCATCGGCGCATCCAGACCCATCAGTTTGCGAATATCCCCCGTCGCCTGCATCACTGTACGGGCCGCCGAGTAATCCCCCTGCAACATCATTGGCCAAAATGTTTGGATCACCCGTGTTAACCGTTCTAGTGTTAGCGCGCGGAACGTACTGGTAGAAGGCTCTAAGGTGCGCTTGAGTGCCGATTCTACGGCATGTATAGCCCCACTGTGGTTGCTGTACCCCAGCGTGTCCGCAATCGTTTTCCATGTATGCCCAGCTAGCCGCAACTCTACAGCCCTGCGTTGCTTCTCAACAGCGTCAATACGACGCGGTGATAATTTACTTTCTGGCATCGTCCACATAATCCCGGCGCAGGCGTATTTGCCGCCGGGTCTCCCATGACCTCTTGTAACCTACATCCTCGAATAGTTTGGCAAATCCGGTAACGTATTTCAGGCGGATTAGCTCCTCGGCCTCTAGCCCTAGCTCTGAGCAAATGGATTCATCATTCATCCCATTATCCAGCATGGTAAATACGATCCCGGCCATCCCATTAACCTGATGCTTGCCACGCGCTCGATTGTGGCGCACCGTGGACGCCATGCGCTCGTTGGCGTTCTTATCAATCACGACCACTGGCAACAAGCTCTCAGTACGCTCTCTGATGTCCGCGTGATTTAACATCACCAGATACCTGTGGAACCCGTCAACAATGGTATAAAGCCCCGCGTCCGCATCGTAGAATGTAACTATTGGCTGGGTGTAGCCGTCCATCAGGATTGAGTGATACAGGAGCCTAAGCTCATTAGGCGCGACGATATTGGGGTTGTAATCGTTGGCAATCACCTTGTCCAGATGTACCCACTGGACATTGGCTACCGGATCGCTAAACATTAGCCTCAATCCGTTCGCTCTTTATCAAATCGGCGGCCTTCCGAGCCGCGCCGCTACTGAGGAAATTACTTATCTTGATACCTTCCCAATCGTGCGTCAAGATAGATTGAATCTGCCGTTTATACTTCGTCGCTCCCATGACCTCACCCAGATCGTAATCATTCCTCACAAACCGTCGGGACATGCGCGCGCGCCATTCGGGATTATCTATCAGATGCTCCAGCAGGTAATCCCGGTATTCTCGCCATGAATCGAACATGAAGGGCAAATCCTCGCATACGAAATAATCATCTTTCCCCGCCTTCCCTGCCGCATCAATGCCCCGTAGTCGCTTGGCTAGTTTAGCGTAGGTCTCACCCTCGAATTCTTGCAGGTAGAACAACTGGTAGACCGCTATTTCATGGAACAGGTTACTGACCCGCATACTCCGCAGATGCACCCCGTAGCGGTATTGCAGATCGTAGAGGGTATTATAAGGCAATTCGTTCTCCGCTATATAATGCCAGACGTCCGTCATCGCCCAATCGTAAATAGGGTAGAAGGTATAATGGCCCAGCCGTGGGTTGAGTTTCTTCCCCCATGTAGCCCATTTATACGTCGGGCTGTAGGTTAGCCCAACTAACCGCGTCGGATTCTCATCAGCCCTCACGCCCCCGATATTAGCCGTTGGAGTATCCCGGAAATGGTGCGCTATAGCCGCATCAAAGATTCCAGAAAACCTAGATTGCCCGTAAATATTTTCCTTGAAGCTGATCGGGTCTTGCGGATGCACCCAATCTTCCCTGCAATTCTCATCCCATGTTGTCAGCCAATGTTCATTATGAGCCGCGGCATTAAATAACTTTAGCGGCACCTGCAACCAATACGGCGTCACATCCGGGCGATACATGATTTCCCGGACATTCTCGACGGTGGACGCCCAC